AACCCCTCAAGATTGAGGGGCAGGGGAGTTGAATAGGCGAAGCCTATTTTTTATACTCAAAACAACACGAATCGAGGTGATCGGACATGGCTAGAGCGCCGGATCCACGAATTGAGCAGGCGAAGGCCATGTATCTGGAAGGGGAGAAATTGGTTGAGATTGCAAGTCAACTAAATCTGCCGGAAGGAACGGTCCGCCGTTGGAAGTGTACACATAAATGGGATAACGAACGTTCGGATAAGAAAAACGAGCGTTCGCGAAAGCGTAAGCGCGGAGCCCAGCCCAAAAATCAGAACGCCGTTGGAAACAACGGAGGCGCTCCGGAACAAAATAAAAATGCAGAAAAATTCGGTTTCTTCAGCAAATATCTGCCTGAGGAGACCGTTTCTATTATCCAGGAGATGCCGACGGACCCGCTGGATGTCCTCTGGGATCAGATCCAGATTGCTTACGCTGCCATTATCCGGGCGCAGCAGATTATGTATGTGCGTGACCGGGATGATAAAACAATCGAGAAAATCGAGGAGAAGGACGGCAACGTGATCGGAGAGCGCTGGGAGGTGCAGCAGGCTTGGGACAAGCAGGGGAAATTCCTACAGGCTCAGGCCAGGGCACAGTCGGAGCTTCGCAGTCTCATTAAGCAGTATGACGAGTTGCTGCATAAGCGCTGGGATCTTGCCAGTGATGAGCAGAAGGCCCGCATAGCTCAGATCAAGGCCCAGACGGACAAACTTAAGGGTACCGACAATGAAGAGGAGCTGAGCCGTCTGGACCAGGTTCTTAGCGAGATAAAAGGGGTTGTGTAGTATGCCATTTTCTGATAAACAGCAGGAGTTTTTCCGAAATGCAAACCACCGATGGAATATTAAGGTTGGTGCGACACGTTCCGGAAAGACCTATATGGACTATTATGTGATCCCTAAGAGAATCCGTGCCAGAGCCGAAAAAGAAGGGCTGGTGGCGATCCTGGGCGTTTCTAAAGGCACGATCCAGCGAAACATCATTGAACCATTACAGCGTATCTGGGGAACCAAGCTGGTAGGTGATATCAATTCCCAGAACATCTGCCCCATGTTTGGGGAAGATGTTTACTGCCTGGGCGCTGAGAAAGTCAGCCAGGTATCTAAAATCCGAGGCTCTTCATTAAAATATTGTTACGGTGATGAGGTTGTAGACTGGAACCAGGATGTCTTTAACATGCTTAAATCCCGTCTGGATAAGCCTTATTCCTGCTTTGACGGAGCCTGTAACCCGGATGCCCCACAGCACTGGTTTAAAAAGTTCCTGGACTCTGATGCGGACATTTACTGCCAGAAGTATGAGATTTTTGATAATCCATTTTTAAGCCGGGTATTTGTAGATGAGCTTTGCAAGGAATATAAAGGAACGGTCTTGTATGACCGGTACATCCGTGGCCTGTGGGTAGCTGCGGAAGGTTCTGTGTATAAGTTGATGTGTGATGCGACATCCAGTGGAGGCATTAACCCATATGCAATCTATGAGAAGCCTAAAAGCCTTTTACAGATCAATATTGGTGTTGACTTTGGTGGTTCAGGATCAGGACATGCATTTGTTGCTACTGCATATTCTAGGGCTTATCAAAGTATTACGGCACTTGCCAGTGAGCGCCATATGAGCGTAAATGGCAGTATTGATCCGGATAAGTTGGGAGAATTGTTTGTAGACTTTTGCTTGAAGATCATCAACCTGTATGGATTTATTACCGTTGTCTATTGTGATAGTGCAGAGCAGACGCTGATCGCAGGTATGAGGACAGCGGTCAGGAAGGCGGGGCTTGGCTGGATCCGGATCGAGAATGCTTTGAAGACAACGATCAATGACAGAATACGTTTTATGCAGCGGATGCTTGGTCAGCACCGCTTTTTCTATGTAAAAGACCAGTGTCAAAGCCTGGAAGATGCCCTGACAACGGCGTTGTGGGACGAGAAGAAAAGTCTTGTGGAAGATGTGCGACTGGATGACGGTACCAGTGATATTGATACGCTGGATGCTTTTGAGTACACATTTGAGCGGGACATCAGCCGGTTTATCCGGTATGAATAGAGGTGATAACAATGAAATTTTCTAAAATGCTGGCTGCGATCACGCAGGTTTTAAATCAGGACTCGGATACACAGGTTGATGTCTGCATGACTTCTGAAATGGCCCGGAGGATAGAGCTATGGACGGCTATGTATGAAGATAATGCCCCATGGGTGGACCGGAAAAAAGTGAAAAGTGCGCAGCTGCCGGCGGCTATTGCCTCTGAGGTTGCAAGACTTGTTACCCTGGAAATGAAGTCGGAGATAACAGGAGGTTCTTCCGCCACTTATCTGAATGAGCAGTATCAGAAAAAAGTGTTGAAAAGTATCCGTAGATATGTGGAGTACGGCTGTGCTAAAGGTGGCTTGATATTAAAGCCGTATGTTACAAAAACAGGTCTTGCAATTCAGTATGTACAGGCAGACTGTTTCTTCCCTCTTGCTTTTGACGACTCCGGCCAGATCCAACAGTGTGTGTTTACGGAGCAGTTCCGGAAAGGACAGAAGATCTATACCAGATTGGAAGTCCATACGCTGCAGGGAGAACAGATCCGGATCACAAACAGGGCCTTTGTTGCAACCAATGTCTACAGCCTTGGAAGCGAGATCGGTGTAAATGCAGTGGATAGGTGGTCAGAATTAATGCCGGAAGCAGTGCTGGAGGGTGCCGATCGGCTTCTGTTTGGGTATTTTAAGGTACCACTTGCAAATGCGGATGATACGGGAAGCCCATTGGGAGTATCCGTATATTCCAGAGCGGTGGAGCTGATCAAAGAGGGAGACAGGCGTTATTCCAATATCTGCTGGGAGTATGAGGGCACGCAGTTGGCAGTGCATGTGGCAACTTCAATGCTTAAGTATAACCGTGACCTGGATAAGTTTGAGTACCCCGGCGGCCAGGACAGGTTATACCGCAACGTGGAGTATAACACTGGAGCAACAGACAAGCCTTTCATGGATACATTTTCTCCGGAGATCCGGGATACAGCATTATTCAATGGATTTAATAATCAGTTGAAGTTGATAGAATTTGCCTGCTGTCTGGCTTATGGAACGCTTTCAGATCCTCAGAATGTAGATAAGACAGCAACGGAGATCAAGACCAGCAAGCAGCGCTCCTATACCTTTGTGTCAGATACACAGCTTGCTTTACAGACTGCTCTGGAAGATCTGGTATATGCCATGAACTTCTGGGCTTCCTTGTATGGCCTGGTACCACCGGGCAATGACTATCAGGTTTCCTTTGACTGGGATGACAGCATTGTGGTGGATGCAGAGGCGGAACGGCAGACGGACCGGGCGGATGTTGCCATGGGGGTAATGAGTTTGGCAGAGTACAGAAGCAAGTGGTATGGAGAGACACTGGAAGAAGCCCAGAAGAACCTTCCTGAACCAGCAAACGTAGAGGAGTGATCTGATTGACGCCGGAAGAACTTGAAAAGTTGCCGAAGCCATTAGAACGTACCATGACAGCATTGGAAATGGATATCATGTTAGAGGTCGTAAACCGGATCTGGGAATGCTCCCAGATCACGCCGGTGACAGATTGGCTGCTTAATCGTATGACTGCCATAGGCATGAGTAAGAAGCGGATCAAAGAGATCCTGCGGGAAGGTGTAAAAACTGCAGGGATCGATATTGATGAGATCTATGAAACTGCAGCAAGATCTGATTATGTGAGAAATAGTGAGATCTACAAAGCTGCAGGCATGGATGCGATCCCGTATGAGGATAATGACTGGCTGAAACAGGTGGTGCAGGCAGTAAAGGATCAGACAACGGATAGTCTTAGACTCATGGAGAATATCACAAAGACAACCGGTTTTAATGTGCCAATGGGAAACGGGAAAAAAGTATTTACTCCTATGTCTGAGTATCTGGAACGCAGCTTAGATGAAGCCGTGATGAAGATCACTACTGGCGCTAAGACATACAGCCAGGCAATCGGTGATGTGATCGATGAAATGACATCCAGTGGCGTTCGGGTGGTTGATTATGCGTCAGGAAAGTCAGACCGCATTGAGGTGGCTGCCAGGAGGGCTGTTATGACCGGCATTGCGCAGATGACCGATAAGGTGAATGAGCATAATGCAAAGGAGCTGGGAACGGACTACTGGGAAGTAGAATGGCATTTAGGAGCCCGTAATATGGGAACAGGATACATGAACCACCAAAGCTGGCAGGGCAAAGTATATAGCTCTGCTGAAATGCGTACTGTCTGTGGTTTGGGAGAGATGCTGGGATTTGCTGGGATCAACTGCTACCACATCCGTTTTCCTTTTATTCCTGGTATTTCAAAACGTAAATACACAGATGAGTGGCTTGTGGAGCAGAACAGGAAAGAGAATGAAAAGAAGTCCTTTCATGGTAAAGAGTATGATACATATGCGGCGCTGCAGTATCAGCGGAAGCTGGAACGCACGATCCGGAAGCAGAAACAGGACATTAAGCTCCTGGAAAAGGCCAGAGCTGATAAAGATGACCTGACTGCTGCCAGATGCAGGAAGCGATTAACAGAAAAGACCTATGTGGAATTTTCAAAGGCTATGGGCCTGCGGCAGCAGAGGGAGCGGTTGAAGGTTGGCGAGGCTAATCCGACCAAGGAAGAACTGGAAGCTATTGAAAAACGGAAGAGAATTGCTATAATAAAATCAGAGTTAAAGGAATTGGGTTTCCGAGGAAAGATTAATCTTGAACCGAGCAAAGTGGATTTTGAAAAACTCGGCTTTGACAGCGAACACATTAACGATGAACGGCAGCATGAAGTAACTTTTGACGAAGCAAAAGGTTTTATCCGCCGGGCATCATTTTCAGAGACCGTCTGGAAGGGGCAGTTCGAGCGGTACTACAGTGAAGATGGAGCTGCATACGTAAGAACATCGGATGCATTTATCCGTACTGCATTTAAGCGGGAAGAGTATTCTGACAACATTTTGAAAGCATTGGAGATAGTGAGACATGGAAGATGATAGATTCGTAAAATGTCCTCTTGTGGATGAAATGATTGAGGATATTGATTGTATCGAAAATGTAGATGCAGTTGATGGGCGTTTAAAAGCAGATAAGCTTCCTGATCGATTTAAGAAAAAAGACGATTGGGAAACAATTTGTAAGAAATGCAAATGGCATAATTATTGATACCATTTGTTAAAACATTATGAAGGATGTTTCAGATGGACTTAATTCAGTACTTAAAAACGGATGATGAAATGAAAAATCTTCGGGCAAAGTGGAAAGAGACTTTTGTCACACCATTTCCGCCATATAATTGGGATGAGTACAATGGAATTGAGGATTATAAAGAAAAAATCAGAAATAAGTTAAAAAATACCACCAGTCAGTAGGCCGGTGGTATTTTTGTGCCCATTTTTAAGAAAGAGAGGATAAGAAGATGAAGAAAGCAATGCTTAGTCAGCC